CTTGGCAAACAATATTGTAATCAGCGCCATTAGCATCTTTTTCGCTTTTTATAGGAGCTGAAATATCTAAATTTTTAAAAAGGTATTCCTTGCCATCTTCAAAAACTCGCCAAACGTGATCCATAGTGCCACGACCATGTTGACCTCGCGTCTTATTAAATCGTATTTGGTAAGTTTTCATATTACTTCAGCAGGCGCAGGGCAAGTAGCTTGAGGAGCAGAGATTACTGTCAAATTGAAGTGAACAAACTTTATTGGCTTATCTGCTGCATGGCGGGTAAACGAATGAGACAGCCATGAGTTAGAAAAAACCATCACGCCAGGCTTGGGCGTAATATTAATCATTTTACTGGCAGAAGTTACTATGTTTACATCTTGTTCTGGCAAATCAATCTGCACTTTTGCAGCCCTAGGGTCATGGAACACAACATTGGAACAGTTCTCTGGCGTTTCTAGAAAATAAAAACCTACTATCTGTGAACCATAGCCATGCACATGGGCATCCATTGCGGAATGCTTGTGATGTTCTTGCGTCCACATTTCTGTAAACGATACCGCCTTATCCTGCATTGCATAACCCTGCTCATTAAGAATATTCCACGCAGTTGTACCAACAAACTCTGTGAACCCTGCCATACGAGGGTCGCCAAAATAATTATCTGTCATGTAGACAGGATAAATTTCGTTTAGGTCACGTTCTTTGCGTTGAATTTCTAAACCTTCTTCAGATACCTTGCTAACTTCTTCTAAGAACTCAAGCTGCTCAATTACATAAATTGGGCAGGGGAAATGGTATGCAACTTGAAGTTGTGTTTGCAAAGCAACTTTAGCCACTGACTCAGCGGCTTTGCGTTTTTTGGCTACTTTGTTCATACTTCAACCCAATTCCATGCAAAGAAATCAAATTTGTATTCACCTTCTGGACGCGCTGGAGCGTCTTTCCAGTTATTGTCTGCACCACACCAGAAAACTATTTTGCCCTTTATTGGGTCAGGGCGGGGGATTGGCGGTTCATATTCAATAGTCTCTTCATTAAGCACCCACGCCGACCAATTTTCAACTTGAGGTCTTGCGGCCCATGACTCTTTTAACTCTGTAATAGCGGCTTGTCTTGCAACTTCTTTCTCTTCCGCAGTCATTTCACGGATAGGCCATACATCAGTCCATATGCCGTTTACTTTGGCATATGTTGGTGTATCGGATTCAAGCACCTGATAAAACGTAGGCATAGGACGCTCAACACGTATAAAGGGTTGCCAGCGTTCAGGGATTGCACCAAACGCTTGCATAAGGTTGCTTTCTAGAGCAGGGTGATTTTTTGTTACCCCATTTTCAATTTCAATGTAAAGATTCATGGCGATGCTACGCAAGTTGATGGGAATGAACGTGAGCAACCGGGCCATAGAACACGATAAGCACCCTTAGAACCAGGGCCAAATCTTAGAGTAGTGACATTCCAAAAACAACAGGCAAATACTGATTCAGCAATAGTTCTACCGCCGCCGCCGCCATACAAACCACCAGTTGGTGGAAAAGAGACATTAGTTGCATTGCCGCCAGCTCCGCCACCGTGGGCACAGATGCCATCGCCACTACCACCACCGCCACCACAACCAGTGGTACTCCCGCCAGCGCCGCCAGCGCCGTTAGAACCTGATCCAAACAAACCACTGCCACCACCAGCGCCCGCATAAGTAAATCTACTTGTAGTCCCGTTTGTTACCCGGCTGGCACCACCGCCGCCGCCGCCGCCGCCAGTGCCTGCACTACCTGCGGTAAAACAATTAGCGCCTCTGCCGCCGTTGCCGGAATAACCACCAGCACCGCTGCCAGCTTGACAGCCTTTATTTCCGCCGTTACCACCACCACAGCCCCCAGTGGGTGTACCGCCGCTACTACCGCCCCCACCAGCAGAAAAAGAACTAGCAATTCCAGAAGTGGCGCCACCAGCACTATTTACACCACCATCACCAACTGTAATGTTGTATGAATTACCCGGAATAACCGTAACGTTGTTTTTGTATGCTAAACCGCCACCAGACCACCATTGTTGCCCACTACAAGGATTTCTTCCGCCTCCTCCGCCACCAATAGCAACCACAGAAACTTTAGTTACGCCTACGGGCGCAACCCATGTAAAACTACCCGCAGTTGTAAAAGACTCTGAACCCGGAGGCACTCCAAACGACCGTTGATTCTGAAATACTGCTTGTAATGCGCCGCTCATGTTAAGCCGCTCCCGCTGATGAGCCAAGATGTTGATGTAATTTTAATGCAAGTTGCAGAGCCATATTGAGCTAACGTGCGTGAACCTGTGGTGCCAGCAGGCGACAAGGTTAAAGTATCAGTTGTTATTGCAATTGTAACGGCTGCGGCTGCCATATTGATAAATGTAAGCGCTGTACCGATTGGATAAGCTACTGAGCTGTTGGCTGGTATTGTAAATGTCCTTGCGTTATTGTCGCCAACAGGGTGAAATATATGCTTACCATTATCGGCAAGGACCAATGTATATGCAGCCGATTGGCTGTTCTGCGGGATATTCCTAAAACCAACTGCATCTGTACCATCTACAGTGCAATTTGATAGTGTGCCGCTTGTAGGTGTACCTAATAACGGAGTTACAAGAGTTGGCGAAGTAGCAAATACATTGACGCCAGTTCCTGTCTCATCAGTTAATAACGCAGCAAGGTTTGCGCTTGATGGTGTTGCTAAAAATGTTGCGGCACCAGTACCAAGTCCCGATACACCAGTAGAAATTGGCAGCCCAGTACAACTTGTCAACGTACCGCTTGCAGGCGTACCAAGTGCAGGTGTCGTCAGTATTGGCGACGTAAGCGTTTTATTAGTAAGTGTTTGGGTGCCCGTAAGTGTAACGTCACCGGTTGCTGCCGTTGCCCAGCTCAAAGTGCCGCTGCCGTTAGTGCTAAGGACTTGGGCGCTAGTGCCATCAGCCGCCGGCAAAGTCCATAGCACATCAGCCGCAATCGTTGCCGGGGCCTGGAAGCCAACGTAGTTAGTGCCGTTTGCAGTTGCTTCGCGGAATCGGGCATCAACCTGGTTATCTAAAATTACATTGCCAGTTAATGTGCCGCCTGCTTTTGGTAATGCTGCATCTGCTACAGTGGCAGTTGCCAATCCTGCGTCATATACAGTTTTTACTGAATTTGGTGTTGCAGCAGTTGTAACACTTGTGCTGCTAAAGCTATCAGTTAGCTGTACAGCACCAACTACACTTGTGCTAGCAGCAACAATTTTGCTACCTGAAATCGCAGCGGAAGCATTGATATCTGCATTGACAATTACGCCACTAGCAATAGATGTTGCGTTACCAACGCTGGTGACATCACCAGTCAAGTTTGCGTTAGTGGTAACTGTTGCTGCGTTACCTGTAGTGCTTTGATTAAGAGTTGGGAATGTGCAGTTTGTAAGGGTGCCGCTAGATGGTGTGCCTAGTGCCCCACCGCTTACTAAGTTGCCGCTTGCCGTACCAGTTAAAGCTGCTGTAATCGTGCCAGCCGTAAAGTTGCCACTGGCATCACGGGCGACAATAGCAGATGCAGTGTTAGTGCTTACGGCAGTTGTAGCGCTATTGGATACTTTGCCAGCCGTTGCAATGGTGGCCAGCTTGGTATCTACAATCCCAGCGCTGGCATTGATGTCTGCGTTAAGTATTGTGCCATCTAACAACATTGTGCTTGTAACGCTGCCCGTATCGCCTGTTGTTACTACGGTGCCAGTTGTATCTGGCAGTGTGATTGTCCGATCTGCGGTTGGGTCTACTACCGCAAGAGTAGTCTCAAATGTATTTGCACTAGCACCTTCAAAAGTTAAGCTGCCAGCAGCGCCAATCTCTAAGTTGCCTGTTACTGTACCGCCTGCTACGGCAAGTTTATCTCCATCAAGTTCTTGAATAGCAGTTTGAACATTGACCGCAACAATGCTACCGGCAGGTGTAAAACTGATATTGTTAGCAGTCTGTGCGGTAACTGTCTGCGATACATCAATCTCAGTCCAGGTAATACCATTAGATAACAAAATATCTGGCGGTGATAGCGCTACATGTGGCGCGTTGCCCGTAGTAATAGTGCCCGCTTCAGCTACTACTAAGTAATAACGACTGTTACCTGCGGCTGGAGCAGGCAGTGCCTGACCTATCGCCAAACCAATTGCTGTACCTTCTACTGTGACGCTACTTATTAAACCGGTGCCACTACCTAGTGAGGCATCGAATGTACCGGCAAATACAATCTCACCAACCGAGATACCAATCGGCTGGAATACGTTCCCGTCCCATAGTGCAAGATCACGGCTGAGAGGGTTAAAAAAGAATTGCCCAATATAATCAGCAGTTGGTTGAGTATCGCCAATCTTGGTAACTGCATAGTTGGCAACTTTTGCGCCTGTAACTGTATTAGCGCCAATACGCGCAATATCTAAACTGCCGCTTGTAATCTGTGTCGCAGCAAGGTTTGGAATATCAGCAGCAACTAATGCGCTGCCGCCAGTGGCAATTCCTTTCGAGTTGAATGTTGCTTTTGTATAAGTGCCAGCGGTAAGCCCGCCTTGTGTTGCTAGTGATATCGTGCCAGTGCTAATACCAAAATCACTGCCTGCGATAACACCGCCTAATACTGCATTAGTAGCAGCGCTAACATTCAGTATGCCGCTGCCGTCTACCGTTAAACCAGTGCCTGGCCTTACGCCACCAATAACGCCACTAGTAGCAACAGGTAAATTAGCGCCAGTCAATGCAGTTGTAGCCGTTATATGACCTTGCGCATCAAACGTGATCCCGCTTGTGGTGCCAGCGGTGACGCTATTAGTGTGATTTACTACGCCGCCACCGGTAACACTTAAGCCAGTACCTGGTGACATTACGCCAACAGTGCCAGATACTGCAATTGGCAAATCCGCTGCTGCTACTGCTGCACCAACAGTTACGTGGCCTTGGGTATCAACCGTGACTTTTGTGTACGTGCCAGCGGTCGCGCCGCTTGTCGCATGTTCAAGCGATCCGGTGCCAGCATTACGAACAATCGGGCTGGTCGGTGCCACCAGTTGCAGATTGCTAGAGCTAACCGTTACACCGCCAGTAGCTGGGATGGTGCTGGTGTCGAGTTTGGCAGCGGCTACCGTGCCATTCGTAAGGTTGCTGCCATTGATGCCGCTTAAGTTGACTTTGGCTACTGGTATTGATGCGTCGTCTACTAATGCAGCGCCTTGCTGCACTAAATCCTTAACTGTAATTTTCTTGGTGTCACTGCCTGCAACGGAATATATAGGCAACACATCTGCTGCTGCTGGCGTTGTCTCAGCGTTTAGCTGATCTATCCGCTGGTTAGCCATTACAAGTCTTCTCCAAGCTCCAGGATGTCCGCGTCAGCGGTGCTCAGAACCATTCTATCACCTGCAGAGTTAAGCAACAGGTCGCCCCAGGTGGTAGTTTGCACTCTCAGCTTGATTTCACCAGTAGTAACAAACGTAAATCTGCTTTCAATTATATCGCCAGCAGTGCATTGGATAGCTGCATTAGTCATCACGCCGCTAATCTCATACCAAACAGAATCATTTGCAGCATTAGCGCCCTGTGCTTGGCCTTCAGTTAAGATATAAAGATTAGCTTTAAAGTCACTGCCAAATTGTTGACGCAATAATAGATTATGCAGATACACTGCAATCTCAGTCTGTCCTGCGGTTGCATAATCAAAAATACAGTCGATACTGCCTGACCCGGTAATTAAGGTGCTGTATTGATTCCTAAATTCATCGCCTAAACTAGAAGTATCAACAGCTTCGCGATCAGTTGATAACTCGAACCGTATAATATTTGCTAATAACCTAGGCACTGAATTAAGGATTTTGCAGCTAACAGCAATGTTTGCGCCAGGTACAGCTAGGGCGACTCTATTATTTGAAGTGCCAGCAATAGCATCGGAATACGTATTATATAACCGCAAACCGCCAAGCTGGTCTACATTAACAAACCAGTTACCCTTACGATACGCCCACCCTGATACAAATGATAATGTAGAAGCGCTGCTAAATTCTACAAAATCACCTGTTACAAAAGCACCAAAGCTAAAATCAAAGCTAAACATTCCTAGAGTTGTATTAACATCAACAGCCCTAATGGTGCCTGTAATCGTATCACCGCTATCTCTGATAAGTTCTACATTGCCTGCATTGCCTAGGTAAACGGTCATAGCGTTACGCCTGTTGGTGCGCCAGTAAATTGGAACTGGATGCTAGCCTGCATTACTTCACCAACAGCACAACTTAATTCTGCGCTGGTAATGATGCAATTGCCTTGAATAAGCTTGGTGCCCCAACCAAGTTTGATACCTAATATGTCGGATTCACTAACTACAGCAGTTTTTACCACACGCTCTAGCAGTGAAACCGGCGCTGAACCATAATAAAATACAGTGGCACTACCGCTTATAGTTCTAAGCCCTGGAACATAGCTGCGGTCACTTTCGGTTAATACTGTGGTCTCTAGCGTATCAACCGTGGCTGATATACTCCAGTTGCTTACCTTGGCTACTTGTGTGCCGTTATAGGTTAAGGTGCCGTCCTTACCGCTGTAATAGGTCATTTGTCAAGCACCCCAATCAATTTTATTGTAGCCGACATGCGGCCAGGCTTTACACTGTTGAACTGCGGCGGTTCGGCATAACGATATTTCATACCAAATGGTGTAGCGGAGAAGCGGTTTGTGGTGCCGCTTGCTATACCAGCATGGAATCCTGGGTTGCCGCTATGCGTTAAGGAGTTAGCTGCCACATCAAATACGCCTAAGGTGCCACGGCAACTGTGGTAGTGGTCGTAAATTAAAGCTGCATTGGCATCAGTAATATTATCAAACGATAGTGACAGTTCCATATTGGCACGTTGGTTGCCGTATTGAACTCTTACCTCGACGCCATCTTGCGCTTTAAACGTAGTGCCTGGGAAATCACCAGCCGACAACGACCTGCTGGTAGCAGCAATATTTGGGAAGCTAGGGCCTGCAAAACTCATTGCTCGTTTTCAACCACGAATTGGCTGTCCTCTAGGTTTAAATAGGTGATCCTGCCGGAGCTGTCGATTGGTACATGGGTGCCGGTGATTTCCACCATGCCCTCCTCATCATAACTAATCAGCTCCGCTTTATACATATAAGCGCTAACGGCATTTGTGTACACCGTAAACACCGCGCCAGCAAATGTGGCTGAGGTGAAGCCATTAGCATCGACTGTCATGGTGCCAGTCTGCACTTCAGTTAGCCCTGACCGCCACCAATAAACTGAGTTTGTACCAGATAATCCCGTGCTTGAAATCACCTTGCCATCATCCAAAACATAACCATTTTCAAACTGGTCTACATGTCTGGCTTGGCTTGCAACTTTAAAATACGCGCCAGGTGCTAATGCTAAACTTTCGGGGAATGTTTTGAATGTAATCGTATGCGTTACATGACGACGTGTTTGAATTAGTAATTTAGCAAAACTAATCGCATGTGTTTTGTTAGTGCAGAAACCAGTAAAATCAACAGCTTCTACTTGCAGCGACCTATGGTCTGGGTCATTTGGCCTAACTAAAATGTTGCGTGTTTCGGCAAAGCCATCCTCCACTTCATCACGTACCGTAATCAATACCTGCGGTGCTATACGTTGCTCGGCTGGATACCAGCTTACCTGCAATGAATCCTCAATAATATTGCCATCGGTAAATAGCGCCGAGATTTTAGGTAGTCTTTCAAAAGCACCAAAAACTGAATAGCCAGTAAGCCCTTGCGTTGGTGATACCGGGAATGTAGGCTGCAACGATATTTTGCCACCTAAAATAAGGAAATCTA